GTTGGGCCAGCAGGCTCCACGTTAGCAATCGCGTCTGCAATAACAGTTGCAGCCATACTCGACAGACTCGACGAACTGGATAGTGTCAGACCTTCAGCCATGACTTTCCTCTTTCATTATCCACGCATCCACCCTTTTTCAGTGCCGATGCGTCGATACTCGTCGATGTTTATGTCGCCACGCTGAAATGCTTCCACGGCTTCTGACTTTGTCTCTATAGGAGATGTAGTCTGCGAAGGAGCCTCTTGCGTGGTTGGTGGCGGAGTCGCGGGTGCAGGAGTTGCTGCTGGAGCAGGAGCGGGAGCAGTTTTCAGGCGACTGATGTTGTTCTGCGCGAGAGTGTAATACTGCTCTGCATTCATACCAGTCATTGCGCCTTCCCAAATACGATTGTCCAGATGTGTCATCTGAAGCCCGTTCTGGGTAATTAACTGTGTCACGCTGTTGGCAAGGTTCAGTTTTTCATCTGCAGAGAGTTCCACTTGCTGCTGTTGCTGCTGTTGAGGAGCATCTGCTGGTGTCTGAGCCTTATTTCTCCAATACTCAACCTGATCCTCTGGTTCCAACTGCTCAATTTGTGCCTGTTCCATCTTCGAGGTCAAATCCCTGAAAGGTTTTAGTGCCTCATCAACTCTGGAGTTCAGGTTGTCCTCAATCTGTTTCATTCGGTTCGCATTCCAATTATTCTGCGTACCCTGATATTTATTGAAGACGTTTTCTATGTCACTAAGCGTTGGCCCTGAAGAAGCAGGAGCCTGTTCCGGTACTTGTTCCTGTACCTGTTCATCTGCCTGAGCGGATTCATCCTGAGCAGCCAAGACTGTACTCGCTATTTCTTCCGCTGAATCTTGTGAAGCCGAGACTTCTTGTTTTTCGGTTGTCATGGCCTAGACCTTACCCCTAGAGGTTATTTATATTTCCGATAATTAAAGCACAAATGCAGTTTATAGTGCAATTCCGCTTTCAATTCCAAATATTTGTTTCCATCTCCCGTTATAGGTTAATTCGGGCATACGCCAGTAAGTCCTGGCATCGTCAAATCCTTCTGGTGACAGTTCATTTTGCGGATGTGACAACGTATCTGTATACCCCCACCTGAAAAGCCATGCATCGAGGAGCTGATCTTGTTCTCTCAATGATGACTTGACCCGACTTAGTTCAGCCAGGAACTTCTTCAACCGGGGAAATGATTCTTTTAATTCAGACTTCTCATTCAATGTAGACCTTTTATATTCTTTGTACATTATCCTAAGGTCATCAGAGCCTGGCATCGAGGCAAGTGTCTGCTCCTCTGCGTCTTTCCAGTAATACTCAAACTTCTTTCTTGTCTGCCAGAACTCGTTCACAATGTCGGGTATCTCGCGCCCTGTCTGGAACCGCTCCTGGACATATCCATAGATTTCTGTACCCCAGGTATCTATAAAGTCCTCGATACGCTTGTCTCGTTCCTCGAAGTCAAATCCCATAGGCAGATCGAAATCATTCGTGGCAATAATCTCTGCGATGTACTCGAAATAAGCAACATCCTCTGGATTTTCCACGCCCATTTCGTCGCGAACATTATTGAAATAATCCAGGGCAACCTTAAACTCGCCTTCGGGATTGTTCAGGTCTTCCATTCGCGTCCTGCGTGAGGCATTAGAAGACTGGAGAAATCGCTGCCTGAATGTAGCCAGGTCAATGTTTTCATCCATGTCTGGATTCGTATTAAGGAAATCCATTCCGGCTTCAATCTCTCTCATCCATGTACCGTTGATGTCATCAAGGCGGTTGAAGTATTTTTCAGTAGCTACATCCACCTCTTCCCCTACCTCGACACGCTCAGACATAACAACAGCATCCAGCTCAATAAGACTCTCAAGTTCTGTCTTTGTCATCCCTGGGGCAGTTCCGGCTTTTATCCTGTCCCGCTGTAAGCCGTTCAGGTCTTTATATTTTTTGTCATATGCTTCAACTGCAATAGAATCCCTCAGGTCTCTCCGTCTTTCTGACGCGCCTAACGGCCTCGTTCTTGCTCCAAGAAATTCCGTGGCAAGACCCGTTGCACCCAGCCTGTAAGGGTCTGAAATAACTCCGCCTTCAAACCATATAGGAGTTGACTGTAGCCCTATGTGTTTCGTCCAGTCAAGTGGCCCTTCAATGGGTCTCCCAAGATAATCTTCTCCTACAGCCGCATCCCAGAACACTCCTGCTCCAGGCGCAGACCTTCCACGCACAAACCTGATAAGGGGATTTTCTCTGAGCCAGTCGTCTCCCCCAAATGCTTCCTGTGCGTCATCGTCGTATGCCGTCTCAAGCAACCTCGAAGTTGTTTTTGCAAACTGTGTCCAGAAAGTTCCAATACCGATTCGATCGTCATCTATCTGAACCGTCATAAACTTACTGTCGGAGGGATCAAGGTGCGCTTCCTGCCCCAGTGCCTGTGTAAATCCAACATACGTTGCCATTCCAAGCCCTGCCATTCCGGCTAAGGACTGTCTGGCAACCTGTCCCTCAAGGTCTCCCCTGAATACAGAACCCAGGAGTGCCAACGATGCACGGGTGTACCTTGGGGAGAAGAACAGGAACCCTCTTTCTATCGACTGCTGCGTTTTGGATATTCCCGTCATCCCTGGATTCAGGGCTCCCGTCATGTTGTTTAATACGTTGGCGAGCTGTCGAAATGCATCAGGGTCTCCCGAAGCCTCTGCCATTGGTCTCAAGACCTTGTAATATTCAAGCCGTATGGTGTCACCCGGAGTAATAAAGGCTCCTTCAAATCTTCTAAGGATTTTCTTATATTTATCTGTCCCCGTACCTATTGGGCCACCCAGCCTTGTCGTGGAACTAAGGACATTGAAAACATCTGTGGAACTTCTGCTTAACTGGAGACCGTTTGCGACCGCCTCGCTAGAAATATCAGCATTCTCCATCAGGGTTTTTACTACCCTGTCTGGCCGGAAGAAGGCATCAAAACCGTTTCGCACGCTCTTGCCCCATGCGGCGGACATCTGCTGACCCTGCTTTAAGTCGCCTGCAGCAAATCGTGCGGCTGGCAGTCCCAGCGAAGGAATTCCCTGTATCAGCCAGAAGCCAAAGTCAAACCCTGTACGGAGCGACCTGATCCAGTCACCAGCCTGACCTGTCCACTCAGCCTGCTGCTCAATGAATCCACCCCAGCCGTGCTTTTCGTGCAGATTATGCGCCTTCAGGATACGGTTGATATCTGACTGGTCAGTAAATCCCAGTCCCTTATATGTCTTGACTATGTGACCCCAGGTTTCCTTGTTGCCCTCACCGGGTTTCAAATACCGCTTATCAAATATTTTAATTTCATGCTTAAGGGTGGTCTCAAGTTTTTTGAGTTTCTTATCTCTTTGCGCTTTAGTCAGTTTGCTTGTAGATAATTCGCGAAGGTCTTCTGTGATACTCCCAAAGCCATAGTCTTCCAGTTTATCGGCTGTTCCTATTCTCAACGCTCCTTTAGACTTTCCACTTTTCAGTATCCTGGTTTCCTGCAGTTTCTTTCCTGCTCTTACTGCTCGAACTGCACCGCCCAATGAAGCCATAGCTGAAGCTACATTTACAACAGACTCATAATTTTTATCTTTTGAAAGAACCTTCATCCTATTTGAAAGCTGCTTATCAATTCCAGCCCTGTACAAATCACGCTGATGCTCTCGCAGGGTTGCCATTGGGTCTAGCATCTCGTAGAAGTCTTCTTCAACAAGTTCCTGCAACGTATCGGTATCAAGTTGCCTTTTTCTTTGCGCCCTTGGCTGAACACCAACCGAGGAAGGAGATTTGATCGCCGTTTGGACATTATCGTTTAACTTGTCTACTTGCTCGAAGAGAGGGCCGCCAGCAGGTCTTCTTGGAGCGTATATTGAGTTCACAAATTGACCTTCAAATTTTTTCCCAAAGTCCAGTCCCATTGACCTGCCGTTTTCAGCAGCCATCTCTAACTGATCCTGATAGTGCCTTATATATGTACCCATTCGATCGAGTTCTCTATCGCCACCTGCATAACGGATAAAGAAACCGTTTTCATCGAGCTGTTCTTTTCCTAACTTCCTTCCTGTAGTCCCTTTCAAAAATCTTTTACGAACACCAACACGCTCCGCCACGTCGCCACCTAGCTTCCCCCTGTCTATAAAGAAACTTTCAAATACGTTTGTCCATACCTTTTTATTAATCCCCTCAAAGCTCGTCCCCGTTATCGTTCCTACGTGAAGGTTAGAATCGGCAATAACTTCTGCTTTATTAACAACATTAAACGGGATTTCGGGAAGACCAGTAAGCTGCACCTTCCCTCCCACATTTCTGCCTATTGTGCTAAAGAATTCTTCTTCTCCAGCATCAACGGCATGTTTGTTTGCCTGGTTCAGGCGGTTAAGGAACTTACCCATCTCTGCTTCGGTTGCGCCGTCAACCGCTGCGTATCCGTGACCGTGATAGAGCAGCAGCCTCCCCAATTTATCTTTTACAGCAGATGCTGCGAGGATAGTCGGATTCCAGAGGTTTACAGCCTTGGTAAGAATCCCCTTTGCAAGGGGAGACCTGGCATTAATAATTTGTCGTACTCGACTATCCTCTGGCGCATTCACTTTATCCAGGTATGAATCCGTTTTGGCCGGGTCTCCAATCTTGGTATATTCCCGCATCCTTTTGCTTCTGGTTCTCTCTCGCATCCGCTCAAGCCGCTTCATCGCTTCAGGAGAACCTTTGACCCTTGCTCTCTGGCCGGGGATTCCGGCTACCCGCCTACCAACAGAGCCAATACCTTTTGCTGCCCCGATGGGAATATCAGCCCCCAAGGTACGCGCAGTACCCACTGCAGCACGTCTTGCAAGAGAACCTGTTGCGCTAACACCGCCAGTCGCTATAGTAAGTATCGCCTCAGGCAGGAGTTCAATCGCACCCTTGACTCCTATATCTATTTCGTTTAATGACGCACCGCCGGGCAGGTTAAGCCCTTTGCCCGGAATAACATCCATCCTTACGGAGGGCATGTCAGTTCTTCGGAAAGCCTCTGCAAGAGCCTGGAATTGTCCTGCCGCGTCCCAGAACCCGTATCTATCGCCACGTTCTTTTATGACGTTATCAAGGTTTTTCTCGTATCCCATGAAATCGCCTGGAGTTAACGCCCCGATGGTTCCAACTACCGTGCCACCAACGGTTTCAGTTCCTTTTTGAAGATTCTCCAGCGTCCTGAGCGCGCCACCTGCAACATTTTCCAGGAGCCCTGACCCGAAGAAAGTTCCGAATTCAGGCTGACCCCTTACCTCTCGTTGTGCCTCTGGGGCATAAACTGTCGGAGTGTCTACCCCAAACGGCAGAGCTGTTGGTCTTTGAGTGACCTGGCTCGCTTCAAATTGTTCTTGTTGAGCGGAAGGAACAAATGGATTTACAGTTGGCTGAACTGTTTGCTGTTCTGTCTGACCTTCGCTAATTTGACGTGCAGTTCGTCGAGTTCTTCTGTTTCTAGCCGCTGCTAAAAGCTCTGCAAATTCTTTTTTCCGGCGTTCCCGTCTTTCACTAAAAGACTCCGCCCGAAACGGAGTGTAAGAATTAGTCAACTAAACCCCCTGAGGCGTAACCGTCTGCGCCTGTTGGAATATCTGGCTGGGAGTCTGGTAATTCTGTGCAGCCATCTGTCCCTGATAGAAGCCAAGTTGCTCATCAGTTAAGTCTGTAAGGTCTGCCATCGTGGGATTTGTTGGAACAGTAGGGGAATTCTGCGGAACATTCAACCCGAACAGCGATGCAGGAATATTTCCTTCAGGACTGTCTGCCACGTTCTGCAGGAACCCGCTCTGTCCGGCAAATCCTACGGCTGCGGGATTGCCTATGAAATTCAAGTAGTTCGCCATGTTCTGCGGGGCAGCACCAGCCTGTACTTCGGCAAGTCTCTGTGTCGGAGTAAGTCCACCTCTCGCAAGGGAGTTCTGGAGAGCCATCTGCTCATTTGCGGTAAACCCAAACGGATTACCGGGAGCCTGTGCAAGTGCAAGTTGTTGTTCTGGAGTAAGTCCTCCACGAAGAATCGTGCTGATATCACCCATTCCCAGACCAAGTTGTGCTGCTTGGAACGGCCCTTGAGCAGCCTGAGCCTGTTGAACTCCAAGCATGTCCTGATATCTGGCATCAGGTGCTGTAGCCAGCGCGCCAAATGGAGTTGCACCTGCCTGTGCTGCAACATCTTGCATACCTGCAAATTGTGCATTAGACAGACCGTAAGGATTATATTGCGCTCCAAGAATGGCTTCGGCATCTGTCAGTCTTTGCGCCCTGTCTGCCGGATCAACACCTGCTCCAAGATACCCAAATGGAGTGGCTGCAGCAGCTTGGGTAGCAGCCGCTGCCTGTTGTGCGCCTGCCTGGGTAGTAGCTATATTCTGCTGTGCAGTAGCCTGAATATTGGCTATCTCCACCTGTTTTTCTGCTTCAGTAAGCATAGTGCTTGCCTGAACATTTGCTATAGCTTGCTGTGCGGCAGCCTGAATCTGTGCGGCTCCTGTTACTCCGCCAGCCTGTGCTTCAGCAGCACCAACTTGTCCCAGCCTTGCTGATTCTGCGGCTGCCTGTTGCGTTGCCTGTTCGAGTCTGGCTAACTCTTCTGCTTCCTGAGACCGACGTAAAGCTATTTGCTGCTCTATGCCTGCTACGTCACCTGCCGACAATCTCCTGATCTCTTCAATTTCTCGGTTTGTCTCAGCAGTGATCCTGTCCCGTTCCATCTGACGGTTGATATCTGCTGATCTCAGGTCAACTTCTGCTTTACGGGCTTCTCGCTCTAACGCAGCTTGAGTTGTAAATTCCTGTTGTTGAAGTTCAAATCGCCGTAAACTTTCAGCTTCGTCTAAGTTATATCGACGTAAATTTTCTGCTGCTGCTGCCTCTATTTGAGCTGCCTGTATCTTGTACTCTTCAGAACGCTGGAACTCCTGAAGGCCAAGCTGCGCCATAATCTGGTTATGCTGCTCAGTTCCCTGCGCTAACTGCGCTTGAACTCTGAGGGTTTCTAAATTCTGCTCTGTTTCAAACTTAGCCTTCTCGACTTCAGCCTGAAGCGTAGCAATTTCCATATCGCTATTTTTGCGGATTTCTTCTATCGTCGCAGCATCTGCACCCTGTTGTATGATAGCGGCAAGCGTGTCTGCGCCCTCTTGCTTGGCAACAGCAAGCTCGCCTTCAACTTCAGCAGTTTTTATCTGTGCATTGCTGATGAATCCAGCCTGGGCTGCTGCGTAGTCAAGCATCGCGCCCAGTACAGGATTTAGGAGTTCTTCTCCTTCTAGTGTATAAGTCGCTTCCTCTTGAGGCCACTCTGCCAGAATGTCGGCAAAGGGAACCAGTTCTCCAAATGAATGGGCAACTCCTTGTTCGTCAGGTGTCATATGAGCGTTAGGTTTAGCTACAGGATTAGCACCCTCGTGTGCATAGCCGCTTCCTGCCTTACCAGAAGGGCCTTGTTGTTGAAGACCGAATAAATCAGTAGAGGCATCGAACTTAGAATGCTCCGCGCTTACCGCCCACTTCCGCAAAGGGCCTGATATATCCGCGAACTTAGGGTCGTCTAAGCCTATGCGACCCCATGCGCCTTTCATCGACCAGTCTCCCTCATTAGGATCATACGAAGCCCTAATCTGGCCCTCTGTGCTGGGGTCTTCACCCTGTATTAACTTCTTGTAGGGTGCAATAAGATCGGCTGGATTTGGAATATTAAAATATTGAGGAAAAGGGGAGGCATCAGCGTCAGCTTCTTTGCCAAATAGTTCAATATTTATTCCTGAAGGTAACCTTGTGGTCAGGGCTTGATTCAAATCCTGCCCAATAGGGGTATCCGTTTGCGTTATAGTAAATTGTTCTATATCACCGAATTCAAGTCCGTCTACCTGGTTTGCAATACTCGCAATAACAGAATCTTCAGTTGGGGCGTTTAGGGTTACCTGGGCTGCTGCAACATCATACGGAGACAGCCCCGGAAAGAGATATCGGTACTTCATTGGAATTTGAACTGTGTAGTTAGCCATTTACATTCTCCCAAACGGGTTTGCCGGACGACGCTGTTGCTTTCGCTTCCCGGCTGGTGGTTCGATCTGTGCATCCTGAATCTGCTTCGGGATGGTCTCAAGGTATCGTTTCACTATCTCGTCAAATTGTCCGACAGCCTGCGTTATGACATCAGTCGGCTTGTTCCTGGATGCCATTATCTCGTAAGTCCTGCTGGTAGTTGTGAAGTCGGTACTCGCCTGCTCCCGTCACGGGCGGGGCTGCTTATCTGCCTTGCCGTCAAGTCTGCCTCGCCTATCGACCCCGGCATTACTGGTCTCGTGGTAGTGGGTGCGCCAGTCCCCGGAGTCTGGGGTCTGGTTCCAGCCTGGTTGCCCTGCTGGAAGTTACCTGCGTTGGGGAGCTGTGTCGCGCCCTGCGTGTTAAGGATATTGCTTGCGATGTTCTCTGCATCGCTCGTTGTCGCACCTGCTGCCTCGACTATGTTCTGGAGGAGCGGCACTCTGGCGGCTGCCATGCCTTCAAGAAGTCCCTGAATCTGTTCTGACTGCATGAACTTCTCAGCCAGTAACTTTGCCTGGACTTCGTGTGCGTTCGATACTCCGGCTTCGCGCAGGGCGGTGTCGTGGTCTACGAATCCTTCTCGCCATTTTGTTGACCAGAGGTTGAGGGTTCTTTCCCTTTCCTCAGGAGCAGTTGGATTAAGCTGAACGAAATTAACGACATGTCCCTTAATGTCTTTCGGTGATATCGTGGCATCAATAGAGCCAGACTCTGTTTGACCCCAGACCGTAATCCTGTCCCTAATGACGTATTGGACAATATTAAGAATAATCTCATTTCTGTGCTGGAGCCCTCTCTGCGATCCGTCCACGTAAGCAGCAAAATTGAGACGGCTGATACCGGACAGAACCGCCGTCTCGTAGCCAGAGGCTGAACCTGTCGGACGCTGACCACGCGTTACCGACGGTGCTGTATTGGATTCCAACGCCTCATCCAGTACGCCCTTGGCTATAAGTATTGACTGGGGCGGTTCAGGAACCTTCTGAATATCTACGGTTACCTGGGGCGGAAGGTTGTTCCGTGAACCGGGAGCCTGGTCGTATTCTGCCTGCACTTCTTCGGTCATGCCCGGTGGGCCTTGGAAGTTGGTGACAGGCCATGCTGACTTGTTCACGATGTCGAGATAATGGGATGCGAGCTGTGACTCCGCCCGTATCATGTCGAAGTTGCCGTCGAGTATTCCTCGATACAAATCTTCGGGCTTGTTGCCCAGGGTGACCAGTCCTGTCTGAGGCCAGTACATTGTCCACGGCAGTGTCATGTAGCCATGTTTTCGCGGCTTCATAACCCATGCCTGTTCTGCGATATATGCAACCTGCGACTGCGTCCATATCTCTATGAACTGCACATTGCCGTCGTTAGGGCCTTCCCATCCGGGGAAGTGTGCATGTATCCATGTTGCCTCGACATCCCAGAAGTGCATTACCCATCTTGGGTTGAACTGGTTGTTGGTGTCCCAGATACACTGTTGTGGATTCACGGCTTTCGCGACGACAGGCCACGATATCGCCCGTTTCTCCATTACAGCGTCGAGGTCTTCCTTGTACCTGTTCACATCGCCAGAGTCGTCCGGCGGCTCAGGAAATTCCGCCCATCTGTTTCCTGCAAACTCCGTCTTTTCCCATGCGACTCCGTAAGAAGCCATGTGGAAGTTGATGATCCGTCGGGTAGGGGTGTCCTGTTCGAGCCTGTGGTTTGCCCCCCTCAGGAATTTTTCTATTCGTTCTGCCCGTGCCTGACCTCTTGGGCCGGGCGGGGGGACTGTAACATCAATAAACGGGGGAGTTATGTGGTCGGTAAGCGTCTTTACCGTGGAGTGGGCTGTACCCAGGCGAATCTGTGTTCCGTCTTCCGTGATCGGAAAGTCGAAGTCACCCTTTACGAACTCATCGGATGTCTGGCACTTCCTCCAGAACTTGGAAAACTTCATGCGTCCGCGGGCAAGTTCTGACTCTATCCATGACAGCGAGAGCGTCGGCTCTGACTGTGACGGGGCTTTCTCCAATGCGATGCTCTCGTCAGACACCGTCTGCTTCATGGAGTTGACAGTAGTTCCGTTCAGATATGAGGAGACCATAAACCGTTCTTATATTTTTACGGGTTCGCCGTTTATCACCACGTCTACCTCGTCGAGTACCCCTGCGTGACGTTCTTCCCTGACTCCCTGGAAAAAGGAATTCTTCCTGCGTCTACGCATGGTGTTGAGAGGTCTTAGCGGTTCAGCACCCTTGAAAGACTTATTTGTGCGCGCTTTCTGAGCATACTCTACTGGGTCGCATCCATGCAAGGCTAAAACTTCTGCATCTACCCAGTCGTCGTGTTTTCCTGAAATAGTCGTGAATACGTGTCCACGATTGGCAGTTTCCTTATGAGAAATGTCCATTAACTGGGTTGACAGCTTTGTCCAGTCAACTGGGAAAGTGACCTGTTCGTGTTCGAGTGCAACTCGATATGGTAGAAATAGGTCATGGTATTTAGATACTGGCGTGAAATTAAACGCTATTACTGGGATTCCTTCCGCGAGCATCTCGTTGTACATGATGTCCCTTGCGAATTGCCCACCGAGTCCGGTGGAGTCCATGACGATCTGCTTGAGGTTCCACCTTCTTGCCTCGGTACGGACTACTTCCATCTGGATAGTCCAGTCTGTCTTGAGAAGTTCTGTTGCGAAGACGGATTCTCTTGTTCGTCGATTCTTTACAATCAGGACGGTTGCGTCATTTGATCGTCCGAGGTCGAGCCCTGCGACGTATTCGTCGTTTGACCTGGGCCTGAGCAACTGCGTGGCGATCGCTGCCTTATCGACTTTCCTGAAGAACGCCCCGACACCTTCGGGTTGTATTGCCATGTAGAGACGATTCCAGTCGTCTTCCATCATGGTTTCCCTGTCATCCCTGATTTCTTCTTTCTGGTCTTCGGTGAGGAGCGGGTTGTCAAATGCAGTCCAGGAGAAGGATTCTCTCCTTGAGGACGGTTTTTCCTTGGCGCGCTTGAAGTTCCTTGCGAACCAGTGTCCTGGCGATACCGGGGGTATTCCCTCGACGAGCGCACGTCCTGCCCTTCCGGGGCTTGAGAGGGTGGGTCTCAGCTTGTTCCAGCCGATTTCGGCAATTTCCTGTGCTTCGGTTACGTGCAGGAAGTCGAGTCCTACTGACTGCAGCGACTCAGGGTTATCTGCGGATTTGAGTTCCCAGAAGACTACAGGCCTGGGTCTTGGCTTCCCGTCTTTTCCACGGAGCCATCTGCCGTTGCTGTCCTTGAATACGAGCCATACGTGCAGCGCGTCTTCCTTGAATCCTGATCCCCTTCCGCCAGCGAGCTTATTCTCCCTGTAGGGATTTGTCTTTGAGACGAGGTGTTCGGGAATAAATGCCTGCATCTCGTTCCAGACCTGGTACATCTGTGCCTTGGTAGGGGCTACCGTCCAGACATGGATGGCAGGGACGAGCCTTGCTTCCTCTGCGTTCATCCGGTTGTCGGGGTCATTTGGAAATACGACGTATTCCTGTGAGAGTTCCTCTATGAC